GTAGGACTTACAGCAGAACTAGAATCAATAGAGGACCTTGTACTATGGGATGACCAAGCATCATAGGACTGCGTTCATGGTGCAATTGAAAAATTTACATCTGCCGCTGAAACGATTATAGGAGAAAGAAAAGAGTAAGTATATGAATCTAATAGATAGAGTCTTACTAGAATGGTCATATAAAACCAAAAAAGGATATCCTGACATTAACAGTCAAGAGGATATGGCTTTGTTTGAATCTATATTTGGTTTTGACCCTACCCTTACGGAAATAGAAAAGAGAGACTACGAAGTACTTTCTGATAAAGCAAAAGAATTAGCAAAAAAAATAATGCTAGATTTCGGAGTAGAGCAAGAACAAATAAAACCTGCTTCTAGTACTCATATAGTTATATATACTAAAGATAGACCTTCATTATTGGACAGGTTTGAAAGATCTAATAATTACGGTCCTAACTTACTTAACAAAAAAGGTAAATTTAAAGTAGACGGTCTAACTATCACTCTAAAACCTACAGGGGAAAAATCAGGAGAATACTTTCAACTTAAACCTCAAGAACTAGGTATATCTTTAGATAAAGAAGTAACGCTTGCACAGCTATCTAATGAAATAATCTCCGGTATTAGTAACAACACACAACTAACACCGATTCAGAAAAAAGCCCTTACCTACTCAATTAACGGTAAAGATAAACCCTCTGATGAAGAAATTAGTGAACTATCAAGAGGATTCTTTAATGAAGTAAATAAGAACTTTGGTGAACCTCACGGTGCTTTACTCTACGGTAGAGATATAAAAGCACAGTCTGCATTTTTCCCTAAACTAGGTAACTATAGATTAATTGATTATATTCTACATGTAGGAGAAGATCAAGTACAAGTTAGTGCTAAAGCAGCTAAAACAGTTGGAAATACAGTAAAATATGAAGACGTTATAAAGTTAGCGGATAGAGTAAATGGAGAAGTATCTCCTAAGATTAGAGAACTGACCAACATTATTTCTAATAATTCGGTATTTGCAGGAAGCTTTGCTGCTATAGAAAAGTTCGGAAGTAACGACCTTAAAAAAGCAGTTAAGAAATATAAAGAAGATTATCCACATTTTCCTAAATTAGGGAAAAAACCTGAAGATGAACAGTCTCATGTTGAAAGGATAATAATTGAAAAAGAATTCGTTAAAGAGATAAACCAAAACCCAGACTTTAATTTCACGGAAATATTTAACAACTACGTTGCAGTAAAGTACGTAAAGTATTTCCTTAATGAAAAAACTCTTCAAGGAGAGTATCATATATTAGATTCCGGTAACTTTAGTGTTAGTCACAAGACAAAAAATAGCCCAAACCATGATTCAGATAAATTAGGGCTCTCGGTAGGTAAAGCAAAATAAGTTATGGCACAAGACATAAAAAAGATCATAGCACAAGAGTATATCAAGTGTGCGAAAGATCCGGAGTACTTCATGAAGAAATACTGTTACATACAGCATCCTACTAGAGGTCGTATACTATTTAACCTATATCCTTTTCAAGGTAAGGTACTACATTTATTTAGAGATAATCAATTTCTTATTACTTTAAAATCTAGACAGCTAGGTATATCAACTCTAGCAGCAGGTTACTCCCTGTGGTTAATGTTATTCCATAAGGATAAGAACGTATTAGCTTTAGCAACAACACAAGCAACTGCACGTAACTTAGTTTCTAAAACTATGTTTATGTACGATCAGCTCCCAAAATGGTTAAAGCTACCGGCAGTAGAAAAAAATAAACTATCCCTAAGGTTAAGAAATGGATCTAAAATTACAGCTAAATCTTCTAACGCCGATGCTGCAAGATCGGAGGCAGTATCACTACTCCTTATCGATGAAGCAGCCTTTATTGATAACATTGACGAAACGTTTACAGCAGCTCAACAAACCTTAGCAACAGGTGGACAGTGTATGGCATTATCAACTCCTAATGGAATTGGAAATTGGTTTCACCAGACATGGGAAAAAGCAGAATCTGGAGAAAATTCTTTCCTACCTATTAGGTTACCATGGACAGTACATCCAGAAAGAAATGAAGAATGGAGAGAACAGCAAGATAGAGATTTAGGACCAAGAATGGCAGGTCAAGAATGTGATTGTGATTTCCTAGCATCTGGAGATACAGTATTTGAACCAGATGATATGTTATTTTACGAGCAAACATACATTAAAGATCCACTAGAGAAAAGAGGAGTAGACGGTAATTTATGGATATGGGAAGGAGTTGACTATACTAAATCATATATGGTTGTAGCGGATGTCGCAAGAGGAGACTCAGCAGATTATTCTGCATTTCATATATTTGATATAGAAAACTGTGTACAGGTAGGAGAATATAAAGGAAAACTATCTCCTAAAGATTACGGTAACGTATTAGTAGGTATAGCATCGGAATATAATGACGCTCTTCTAGTAGTAGAAAATGCAAATATAGGATGGGCTACTATCGAACAGGTTCTAGAGAGACAGTATAAGAACGTATACTACAGTTCAACTTCTCAAATGGAAACAGTAGAATCATATATGTCAAAATACGAAAGAGACAAACTAGTACCAGGCTTTACAATGTCGGTTAGGACTAGACCCTTAGTTATAGCAAAGATAATAGAGTACATAAGGGAAAAAGGTGTTACACTACAGTCTAAGCGGTTATTAGGTGAAATGAGAGTATTCGTATGGAAGAATGGTAAACCTCAAGCACAGATTAATTACAACGATGATTTAATTATATCTTGTGCAACAGCTCTATATGTAAGAGATACGGCACTTAGATTAAGGCAACAGGGTTTAGATTTAGCTAGAGCTCAACTTTCGTCTTTTGCTAATCTTAACTCAAAAAACAAAGCTGTCATGAAATCAGTTGGAAACCAGCAAAATAATCCGTATCTTGTAGATAACGGGTATGGACAAGAAGATATAACTTGGTTGTTATAAACATGCTATTTATAATATATATTAAACAAAACTGATCAATTAATGGCTAATAAATCATTATTCCCTAGACTACAGAGATTATTCTCATCTGACGTAATAATTAGAAACATAGGAGGAACCGAGCTTAAAGTAGCTGATGTTAATAAAATTCAGACAAAAGGTAACTATGAAACTAACTCACTAGTAGATAGATTCACTAGATTACATTCACGCAGCAATACAAATATATTTAATCCAACCGTTAACTATCAAACACTTAGGATACAGTTATACTCGGATTATGAAGCAATGGATACAGATCCTATTATAGCATCTGCATTAGATATTCTCTCTGATGAAGCTACATTAAAGAATGACCAAGGAGAGGTTTTAGCTATTAAATCCTCAGATGAAAACATTCAACGAGTACTTTATAACTTATTTTACGATGTATTAAACATAGAATTTAATCTTTGGTCATGGACACGTAATATGTGTAAGTACGGAGATTTCTTTTTAAAATTAGAAATAGCAGAAGAATTTGGAGTGTACAATGTACTACCTTACACAGTTTATAATATGAACAGATACGAAGGCATGGATCCAGAAAACCCTGCTAAAGTAACTTTCGCTATTGATCCAGATGGACTTGCTAGTAGTCAAGATCCAAGTACTCTGTATATGAAAAAAGATTCTAGCGTAATTCACCTAGATAACTACGAAGTAGCTCATTTTAGATTAATATCAGATACTAACTACCTTCCTTACGGTAGATCATTTATAGAGCCGGCAAGAAAAATATATAAGCAACTTACCTTAATGGAAGACGCAATGCTTATACACCGTATAATGAGAGCTCCAGAAAAGAGAACATTCTTCGTTAATGTAGGTTCAATTCCTCCTGCAGAAGTAGATCAGTTTATGCAAAAGACGATCAATACTATGAAGAAAACTCCTTATATCGATCAAAAGACAGGTCAATATAATTTAAAGTTTAACATGCAAAACATGATGGAAGACTTCTACATACCTGTAAGGGGTGGAGATGCTTCTACTAGAATTGAAACTACCAAAGGATTAGATTACGACGGTACAAATGATATACAATACTTACAGGCTAAATTATTTGCTGCACTTAAAATACCTAAAGCATATTTTGGATATGAAGGAGATTTACAAGGTAAAGCCACATTAGCAGCAGAGGATATAAGATTTGCTAGAACAGTAGAAAGAATACAAAAGATACTTGAATCAGAGTTAACTAAGATAGCCTTAGTCCACCTATACACTCAAGGATTTACAGGAGAAAATTTAACTAATTTCGATATTAAGTTAACAAATCCTTCTATAATATTTGAACAAGAAAAAGTAGCGTTACTCAAAGAAAAAATTGATCTTGCAAATCAAATGCAAGACTCCAAGCTATTTGCCACTGATTATATATACGACAATATATTTAACTTATCAGAAGATCAGTACATGGAAATGAGAGAGCTTGTAAGAGAAGATGCAAAACGTAAATTTAGATTAGCACAACTTGAAGCAGAAGGAAATGATCCAGCAGATTCAGGAAGATCTTACGGAACACCTCATGATTTAGCTTCTATGTACGGTAGAAGAGCAACAGCTACAGAAAAAACTTCGAACGTACCTCCAGGCTATAACGAAATTGGACCTGAAGGCGGAAGACCTAAAGAAAAAGCATCAGTCTACGGAACAAACGCAGATCCATTAGGAGGACGTGATAGATTAGGTGTACACGGTATGCATGGAGGATTTCCATCGGATAATGAAAACGTAATGGAAATAGACAATACGAAAGCTCAGACAGTGTACCATCAGATTAAAGATTCTTTTCAAAAGGAAATGATTTATGAAAAGAAAAATAATAACAGCTCTAATCTGTTAGACGAAAATCAACTTAAGGATTTAGATAACTAGAGCATATTTATATATAGCAACCGTATATTATGAAAATAAAACATTCAAAGTTTAGAAATACAGGTTTGATTTACGAACTGCTTGTAAAACAAATTGCAGCAGATACTTTATCTAAACATACCTCACCGGCTTTAGAAATTCTTAAGGAATTCTTTACTGGAGGCAGTATGATTGGTAAGGAATTAAAACTGTATGAATATATATTGAAAAACAGAAACCTTTCTGATGTTAAAGCTGAAACAGTAGTTTCAACAATTACAGAGATATCAAGAAAGTTAAATCAAAAGAAACTAAGAGAAGAAAAGTATAGGTTAATATCTTTAATCAAAGAGAACTACAGTGTAGAAGAGTTTTTCGGTATACAAGTCAGAGATTATAAACCTTTAGCTGCTATGTATTGCTTATTAGAAGCACAGAATACAGACACACTAGTAAACCCAGACTTCTTAATTAATAATAAACTTACTATAATTGAACACTTAACATCATCTAAGATGGCTAAGGAAACAGTTAAAGATACCTTAATAGAGGAGTATTCGAAGTATGAAAAAGACCTAAGGTTGCTTACATATAAAATCTTACTTGAAAAATTTAATAACAACTATAAAGATCTTTTACCAGAACAGAAAAACATTCTTAAAGAATTTATAACATCAGTAAACTCAACAACTAGGTTAAGGAACATAGTTAATGAAGAGATATTAAAAATTAAAACAGAAGTAAAGAAATTAGCCGGCAACGTTAAAGACGAAGTAGTAAGGATTAAATTAGAAGAAGTAACAAAGAATATACAGCCTGCTAAAAAGACAGAAAAAATAACAGATAATCACCTAGTTAACTTAATGCAATATTACGATTTAGTAAACGAAATGCGTTCACTATGAAAAAAAGTACCGTAAGAAGAGCAATTAAAGAGGTAATTGAAGAACTAAGCACATCAGCAGGTGCTGGAGGATATTTAACTCCTTTTGCGTTTAGTAAAAATAAAAAGAAGAACAATGCTACAAAGCAATCTGAGAAGTTAGGTTACAGAGTAGTAAAGACAAAAAAAAGACCGTATAACACTAAAATGTTTGATTACTTAGATGAGAACGATACAAGAGAAATATAACGCAGTCTTAGAAGGAAACTTCTCAAAGACACAATTTTTAAGAGATGCTAAGAGAGAGCTATCTCAATTCCTATCTCCGTTTAACGGATTCCCTGATACAGTTAATATTCTTAAGCAAAAGGGTGTTATAGTAGAGGCGAAGAAAACTGAAGAAGTTAAAACATCTCCAATTCTAACATACACAGAAGATGCGTTAAACAGAGGAATAGACTTTGAACTTGAAAAAACAGGAATAGACTCAGCAGGAACAGTCTCTACAGAAGAAAGAGCAAAAGCAAAAGCTACAGCTGAAAAGAATCTGGAAAAAGATGCAATGCATTACCTTAACATAATAGCAGGAGACTCTTCTAAAGGAGAAAAGCACGATAAAATGGTGCCTGTTAAAAAAGGTAACGAAGTAGATAAAGCTAACGGTATGAAAAAAGCAGATTTAAAAGAGAACTACACTAAAGATACTCTTATAAAAGCTTTAGGAAGTGCAGATGATGCTTTCATTCAACTTGCAGACGGAAGAGAGTTGATAATCTACAATCCAAATTCTAATAACGACGACAATGCTGCTATGTGGCATGACGATACTGTATTTGCAGTTGATCAAGATGGACAAGAAGAAGAAGTTGACTATAGAGATATTACAAACGCTTACTTAGAAGAAGAAATCGCAGAAGCAGACCCAATACCAACAGAACCTGGTCAAACTAAAATAGGAGATGACGGTAAAGAGTATGGAGTTAGAGCTTCTAACCACGATAGAAAGATGGCAATGAGGAAAGTGATTGATGCATTAACTATCATAGGAGATGATAAAGGACATAAAGTTAGTACAGATCAAGCATTAGATTTTATCAGAACTCATAAAGACGATATCTTTTCAGGAGAAATAGATTCAGAAGATGTTGAAGATATATGGATGAACTATAATGAGTATGAATCAGTTAACTTCGAAACAGGCTCAGACTATATGAAAGAAATTGATGCAGTTAATACTGACATGAGAGCAGGTTTAGACGATGATGAAGGTTTAGCAGATGTTGAAGAAGCAATGTCTGATCAACAGATGAAAGATATAGAGAAATATGGACAGGAAGATAAAGTAGTAAAGAACTTTAAACCGGGGGATATGTTTTCAACAGACTTCGATTATGAAGGTATGTTAGAATTTGGACTAAAGGTTAGACTTAATACTCCAATAGAAACACTTAAAGCATTATTTAATTCATTCGAAGATGTAAACTACCATTCAGAAGGAAGTCACTTATCCTATGCAATTGATTCTATAGAGGAAAGAGATAAAGTAGAAGCTTTAGACCACTTAAGAAACTTTAAAAAAGCTATCAAAAACACATTAGTAAGTTTTAATGAAGGAGCAGATCCTACAAGAGAAATAGCAGAAGGTATAATTAAAGAAACTACTTTTAAATCTAGAACTTACGGTAAAAAAGCAAACGTCAAAATAGCAGAAGGAAGAAGAAGAAAGACTAAAGGCGGAAAAGTAGTAACAGAAAATGATTACGAAACAGGTGGATATGTAGAAAGTATGGGACCCTTGTTTGATAAAGGTGTTAATTACTTAATTAAAGCTTGGGAAGAATGGAAGATGGGACCAATGACAGAGCCAGGAATGATAGAATTCGCCAAAAAAGACGTACTTAGTTACTTAGAAACTCAATTTATGGTTGAGAACTTAGAAGAAACGAAAGGTAAAGATCTTGATGGAGATGGAGATGTAGACGGAGACGATTATAAACATGCTAAAGACAAAGCTATTAAAAAAGCAATGGGTAAGGATGAAATCGTAAAAGAGAACATTAAAAATATTATCTCTAAAGTACTAGAAGAACAAGTAATTAACGAAGCAGCTACAAATGAATTAGCAAAATTTGCTGATCAATACGGAGGATTCGAAGGAATGAAACCTGCTATTATTCAATTACAAGATGTTGTAACAGATATAGAATCGTACTACGACAAGACGAGAGGCAAAATACAAAAGGTATACGATACATTAGGTGATATTAGAAATGAAGAAGGATTAAAAGTTGGAGGCTTTTTAGCTCCCTCAATCGAATCAGCTTTTAATAAAGACCTAAGACCTGTAACTAAATCAGGATTCACTAAAGGATTAGATACTCCTAAAGTTAAAGTTATCTCTTCAAGAGATTTAAATAGACATGATGTAGGGGTACCAGATATAGGAACGGAGATTGATGAAGAAGAAAAACAAACAGTATATTCAAATCCATCAGTTAATGGAACATTAAGAGAAACTAAAAAATAAACATTAAGATATAAAAATAACAACAGATGGATAAATTTAATTTAAGAAATTTCCTAACAGAAAATAAACTTACTACTAATAGTAGGAACCTAAAACTTGACGAAGCTACTCAAGAGGAATTGGTTCATAGAATCAAAAGTTTTTTAAATAACGACGTTAAGTATGAAATTATAGACGTACAGGACGTTAATAGTCCTGACAAGTACCTTAATTATAAAGAAAATAAGGTAATGTTTATGATTGGACACGGTAACCAGAAATCTGGAGTTACAGTCGTTGCTACTAATAACCCCGAACATGAAAAAATGCTAAAGGCAATGATACAAAAAGTGGGTGAAGGGGAATTTGGACATCACGGCGGTCAGTATAGAACTGCTATGTTTAAAGATGATAGTCTAGCTGAATTAAACGTAACAGCATCTGCTAAAACTCTTAATGATATTATTTATCAACTACTAGATGACGGACATATCCAACCAGAAACAGCTGATGATTTATTAAATGCTGTTTCAAACTCTCCTTCAGATGACGTATATGAAGCTGAAGAAGGAAGATCTCCAGATAATAGAAAACCCGAAAACTTAAAATTACATCCAGATTACGATAAAGGTGGTAAATATTATAGTGAAGATGGAACAAAAGCTTTTAGAATTCAACCTTTCAAACAAAATGATATTAAGTACACTAAAGATCAGGCTATTAAACAAGGTAAGCATATTGTAGGATTAGAAGGTGGAGAACTTAAAAAATTCATTTCTGATTATATGGCGGCATGGGAAGCAGATAAAGGAGATACAGCTCCTGGCAAGACTTTCAAATAGAGATAAAGAACACAAAAAATTCAACATGGCACAACTATTAATAGAAGTAACACCATTTAAATCATTACTAAGGGAATCTAAAGAGAGACCAGGAGTATATGAAGTAGAAGGCGTTATGCAAAGAGCAGTAGCTAAAAATCAAAATGGTCGTACATACAGTAAGGAGTTGTTAGAAAGAGAATCAGCAAAATACGTAGAAGAGTTCGTAAAGAACGGCAACGCATTCGGAGAACTGGATCATCCTGAATCTCCTATTGTATCCCTAAAGAACGCCTCTCATATAGTAAAAGAGTTATGGTGGAAAGGAAACGACCTTATGGGACGCGTAGAACTTCTTAACACACCAGCAGGTAATATCGTTAAAGAGATTATTAAAGCAGGGCATACTATAGGTATATCATCTAGAGGTACAGGATCTGTTAATCAGACTAACGAAGGAACTTTAGAAGTACAAGCAGACTTTGAATTAGTATGTTGGGACTTTGTTTCTAATCCTTCTACTCATGGAGCATATATGAACCCTATCACATTACAAGAAGGTAAGCAAAAAGTAAATAAATACAGCGGGTTAGATTCTATCATAAACGATATACTAAGAGCATAATGAAATTACAGAATATAATCTTTGAAGAAAAGGATAATACCATTGAACCGGGAATGGAAGCAATGGCTTCTAAATTAGCACAAGCAGTAGAGAAAGAACTAGAGGATAATAAAGAAGAACTAGAAGGAAAAGAAGGAGAGATTAATGAAGCAGCTATAATAAGTATAATAGGCTATATATTAGTTTCAAATACGATAGCTAACATGCTAGCTAAGATGTTTAAATGGCTTGCTAAGAAGTATAACAAACCAGGAATGATGAATAATGCTGAATGGTGGTATAACTTCACGCATAAGAATGAAGATGCATTTATGGCACCTATCAAACGTATAGTTGGAATATTTACAAAAGATGAAGCTAAGAAAAAAGGTATTACTAAAATACTATATGCTATTATAATATTTGGAATGGCAGGCTCTGCAGGAGGAGAAGCAATACAAATGTTAAGAAAGACTAAATGGGCTACAGCAGCGGCATACAGCGCTAAAGCATTAATTAAAGGAACAGAAGTTAGCACCCTTATAAAAGGAGCTGTAGAAGACTTAATTTCGTAAGATAATTCCTCGGACGCTACCGACGGGCAGGAAAGTTAACCATCTTTATAGGTGGTTTTCTTGTTTTTGGTAAATAGTATATATTTATATACGAATATGCAGTCACTTATACTGTATTATATTTTGTAAAAACTTTCCTATTACGATTACAATAATCGTAGAAACCAAACAAATTTATTAAAAATGGCAAACAAAGATTTATTCAAGCAAGCTATTGCTGAAGCAAAATCTATTAGAGAAGCCGCTATCGCTAATGCAAAAGAAGCTTTAGAAGAATCGTTAACTCCTCATTTAAAGGATATGTTAGCTGCTAAACTTCAAGAAATGGATGATTCATCTATGGAAGAAGAAGTAGCTATTGACGAAACTGAAGAAGTAACCGAAGTAGAAGCATACGAAGGCGAATCTAAAGATGGAGAACACGCAATGGAAGAAGTAGAGGATGATTCAGAAGAATCTGAAGACGAAACTGACGACGCTGGTGAAGAGGCTGAAGAAGCTGGAGAAGACGAAGAAGAAGTAGAGGTAAAGGACATGGAAGTGGACGACCTTAAAGATCTTATTCGTGACATTATATCTCAAGAGATGGGATCTGATGATGAAATTGACAATTCCGATATGGATGCAGGAGCAGAAATGGAACCAGAAATGGACCTTGGAGCAGATGTTGAAGGAGACGAAGAAATTGATTTAGACGAATTGTTAGCAGAACTGGAAGCAGCTTCTGAAGGACAAGAAGTAGAAGAAGAAGTTGTTGCTGAAGAAGAGGTTAAAGAAGAAGATAATTCTGAATTAAACGAAGCTTTAGAGACTATTACTACTCTACAATCACAATTACAAGAAGTTAACCTTCTTAACGCTAAACTAATGTACGTTAACAAAGTATTTAAAGTTAACAACCTAAGCGAAGCACAAAAAGTTAATATTATCGCTGCTTTCGATAAAGCAGAAACGGTAAAAGAGGTTAAATTGGTATTCGAAACTGTTTCTGAAAACGTAATAGCTAAACCAACAGCTATTAAGGAATCAAAATTAGGTATGGCGAGTAAAGCTACTGGTACAACTGCAAAGAAACCAGAAGTAATATCAGAAGTATCTGACGCGGTTAAAAGAATGCAAAAATTAGCTGGAATCATTTAATTAAAAAATTTAAAAAAAAACAAAAACAATCATGGAAATTAATTCTCTATTAGAAAGTGCAAATGGATATAAAAGCTTACAAGCTGATTCATCTAGACTTGCAACAAAATGGGCTGCTTCTGGATTGCTTGAAGGATTAAACGCAAAAGATTCGACTAACATGTCGATGATGCTAGAAAATCAAGCAAAACAAATTGTAGCTGAACAATCAAGCACAAGTGCTGGATCTGCTTTTGCAGGTGGTGCTGGTGAACAATGGGCTGGAGTAGCTTTACCTTTAGTACGTAAAGTATTCGCTCAAATCAGTGCAAAAGACTTTGTATCTGTACAACCAATGAACTTGCCTTCTGGGCTAGTATTTTTCTTAGACTTCAAATACGGAACTACTGCAAACGGTAGAGCTACATCTGATAGTCTTTATGGAAAATCTGGAAACGGATTTGCAGGAAACTTAGCTGAAGACGGACTTTACGGAGCTGGTCAATTCGGTTACTCAATCAAACCAGTATCTACAGCATCAACTCATGCAGTTGCATCACATGTTGCCGCTACTGCTGCTGACGTAAACTTTTCTGGAAAAGAAGCTGGAAAAGATTTAATCGTAATGGATATACCTGCATCTGCTGATAAGCAAGGTGTAAGAGCTTTCCAAACATCTTTAGCTGGTTTATTACCAGAATTTACAAAGATCGATGCGAATGGTAAATTAAATATGATCGTAGACACAACTGCTGCTACTGAAAATACTTTAACTTATCACGTACAGCCTGCTGCTAACTCAAGAGGTGACTTTGAAGACTCTACTGCACCAGGTGCTGGAGAAGTATCTTCATTAGCTATCCCAGAGATTAACGTAGACATGAAATCTGAATCAGTTGTTGCTAAGACTAGAAAGTTAAAAGCACAATGGACACCAGAATTCTCTCAAGATTTAAACGCTTATCATTCAATTGATGCAGAAGCGGAACTTACTTCTTTATTGAGTGAGTATATTTCAATGGAAATTGATTTAGAGATCTTAGATATGTTAATCACAGGAGCAGATACTAAAGAGTACTGGTCAGCTGAAAACAACAAAACTTGGAATGGTAGTGCATTTGTAACTGACACTTCAGATTTTTACAATACTCAAGGACAATGGTTCCAAACATTAGGAACTAAAATCCAAAAAGTATCTAACAAGATTCACCAAAGAACATTAAGAGGTGGTGCAAACTTCCTAGTATGTTCTCCAACTGTAGCAACAATCTTAGAATCTATTCCAGGATTTGCTGCTAATACAGATGGTGATTCTGCTGAATTTGCTTTCGGAGTACAGAAAGTAGGTCAATTAAATGGTAGATTTAAGGTATACAAAAACCCTTATATGACTGAAAACGTAATCTTAACAGGATTTAGAGGTGGACAGTTCTTAGAAGCGGGTGCTGTATATGCTCCTTATATTCCATTAATCATGACTCCTCTAGTATACGATCCAGTATCTTTCACACCAAGAAAAGGTATTATGACTCGTTACGCGAAGAAAATGATCAGACCAGAATTTTACGGAAAAATTTATGTTAGCGATTTAGCTACTATATAATCTTTCATAGATTCTTACTATATTAAGAGAGGCCTTCGGGCCTCTTTTTTTTTATGCTTATTTTAACAAATGCTATTTATAGGTATAAACCAAAAAGTTATTAGCATGGGATCAAACCATCATACAGATGAAGTATTCGTTCAAAAGAGAAGACCTAAAAGACCTATTAAGTTTCAAGTACAACTAAACGAGGAACAGAAAATAGCAAAATCATTAATATTAGAGTCACCCGTGACTGTTCTGAAAGGAATGGCAGGATCAGGAAAGACATTAGTAGCTACACAAGTAGCATTGGATTTACTATTTACAGGACAGGTTAAAAAGATTATTATAACAAGACCAACTGTGTCTAAAGAAGATATAGGATTCTTACCAGGAGATATAAGGGAAAAGATGGATCCTTGGTTAGCACCAATCTATCATAACTTATACATGCTGTATAGTAAAGAGAAGGTTGATAAAGAATTAGAAAAAGAAACTATTGAAATAGTACCTTTTGCATTTATGAGAGGAAGAACATTTGTTGACTCATTTATTATAGTAGATGAAGCACAAAACGTTACACATAGTCAAATGGAAACTGTAATTGGTAGGTTAGGTAAAGGATCTAAAATGGTTATATGTGGAGATATGGCACAAATAGATCTTAAAGATAAGAGAGAAACAGGATTTTCTTTCCTATCTAGAATAGAAGAGGAGGTGAAAGGCTTTGCTACACACGCACTTTTATCTAATCACAGACACACAATTGTTGCACCTATCTTAGAAGTATATAAAACCTTCAGGGATTAGTCACTATTTATATATAAACTACTACTATGGCTATTAAATCTATATGGGACGGTAGTTCTACATTTAGTGCAGGACAGACACCTTTCGGTTTTTATGATACAGACGCAGCTTTTACAGCAGATGCTGATAAAGTAGCGAGATTTTGTGCTCAAAGACTTGGGTTTCCATTAATGGATGTGGAATTACAATCAGGATCTTTTTATGCATGCTTCGAAGAAGCAGTTACTGTGTACGGAAACGAAGTTTTTCAGTATAAAATTAGAGAAAACTATTTATCTTTTGAAGGAGCTCCAACAGGAAGTACAG